TAAAGCGGCAGATCCACCCGCGACCGCGACCAGCAGGCCGCCGACTGCCAATACTCGATACGGCGCTGGGATCAGGTCGACGAGACGCATAACACCGCCCTCGCCCGCTCCCACAGCTGCAGCCGATCTGCCAGACCATTGAGACCACCATTGATCTTGCGGGTGATCGCCTCGAACTCGTCCCGATCGGCCAGGGTGTTCAGTTCACGGATCCACCAGAACCACGCGGCGGACTCGGCCGCCCACTGCGGCAATTCGAGCAGCTCAGGAGTACGCAGCAGGCGCTCGTCACCGAACAACGCCAGACTGCAGCGCAGGTAGTTGCTATGGCCGGTGATCTGGATCAGGCCGCGACCGCGATAGCGCTGGCCATCCCCATCCGCTTCTGGGGTGTTACCCAGTCTCACGGCCAGATTGCCGGTGTCGTATTTGCTCAGGTACTGGTCACCGCCCAGTTCACGGACGTACTGCAATTGACCAGATTCGTGCCCGACCTGCGCGAGGAACGCGGCCTGGCGTTTCGGGGTGTTGATTTGCCGGTGAACCATGGCGGCGTTTAACGCGGATACAAAAACGCCCGCTTGGCGGCGGGCGTTGGGCATGATGCGTTGGAGTTGTTGCTCAGTTAATGGCATTCGCTTGCTCCTGCTTCTTTGACGATGGACGCTGCTATTGATCCAGCTGCACGACCTTCAGGTCTTTTGGTTGTTTTTTCTTCCTGCCTTTGGCTTTGGCTTTGCCCTGCTTACCGCCATTGCACTCCACCGTGGTCGACCAGCCGGACTGGGTGTAAACCTGCTCGACCGAATCCGTCAGGTACTCACCGTCGAGCCCGTCCTTGAAGCCTTGGGCATTGATCGACCGCTCGGCGAAAATGTCCGTGCGGCCGGGCATCTCCAGACGCACACCGGCACCGGAGCGATTGAACGCGGCCAAGCGTGCCTTGGCCGCCGCCTCGGCAGCGGTTTTGTTGGGGTAGATATGCCGGTCGGTATGCACCGCCGGCAAGCCATCCGGCACGTCGTCGTTGTCCAGGGAGACCACCACCAGCTTCCCGTTTTTCTTGTCCTGGTGTTTGGTCGCCACAGCCTTGTGCGCATTGCGATCGCCCAGACGAAACTGCCAGCGGCTGACATCGCGGCGTGTCAGAGTGACGGCGCCGAAGGCCTTGCCGCTTGCGCTCTGGCCACCCTGGCGCGGCATCACCAGCAGCTTGCCCTCAGCCACCTTGGCGGTGCAGTCGTACTGCTTGGCCAGCCGGGTGAGGAAATTGAAATCGGACTCGTTGAGCTGATCCGCCCGGACCACTTTGGTCGACACCGGACATCCCGGCTGCCAGCCGTTGCGCGCGGCAATGTCGGTCACGATCGTAGACAACGGCACATTTTCCCAACTGCCACTGCGGATGGTCTTGCCGGTACCGCGCATGTCACTGGCCTTGCCCTTGATCACCAGCGTGTCCGGCGGCCCCGAAATCTCGACCTCGTCGACCACGTAACGCCCCATGCGGGCCAGCGACGTTTCCGCGTAACCGAGGTAGACCTCGATGGCACTGCCGCGCGACGGCAAGGTCACCTGACCATCGCGATCGTCGATGCGCAATTCGAACTCATCGGATTCCATCCCGGGCTTGTCCACGGTGCGCAGCTGGAGCAGCCGATCATTGATCAAGGCTGTGATGTCAGCGCCATTGGCGACGATGCGAAACCTGGGTGTCATGGAAATTTTCCAAAAAAAAACCCGCACAAGGCGGGTATGAAAGTAAGGAGCTTGAGTTATCAAGCGGCACGAGTGTAGACCATCAATCCCAAAGCGTGACCTGCTCTTGTACAGGCGCCGCCAAATCCGGCAGCGTGATCACCACGCCGGCCCGGTAGGGTTGCGGCTCATCGGCCAAGCCCTGATTGGCATCCAGCACCGCTTCAACACTGCCCGCCAGGTGGCCATAAAAGTCATGGCAGATAGTGTCCAGCAGGTCCCCGTCAGACGTTCTGCATGTCGTCGCCATAGCGCACAAACTCCAGAGTGAACCCTTGTTTACGCGGAATCCCACCGTGCATCAGTGCGCCCTGCTCTTCCGCGATGTTCTTCAGGCACCAAGTGCCCATGACATCGCCGTAGCCCGTGGTTAGGGTTAACGGCTTCAGTTGAGCGCCGATGCTGCGCAGGGTGTCGAGTTGCTTCAGCCCCCCCTTGAAGCCCGGGTAAATCGTGCCCTTCAGGGTGATTTTCTCTTCACCGATCCCCACCGCCTGCTGCGCCGGCCGACGCGACAGGCGCTCTTGCGAGGCCCAGCGAAACTCGGTCGACCGCGACAGTTCGTCAAATGCCGCCGTGTCTAGGTTGAAGTAGTACGGTTGCGCCTTGGGATCCTGCGGCTGAATGATCAGCAAATGCGGGAACGGCTTCACCGCTTCCGCTGCCGGTGTGGCATCGGTGGCAAACGCACTGGTGGGCACGATGTTGGCAAGTGACGGACTGACCTTGCCGGCGATCCTGTTGATCGCCGTCGCCGCCTTGCCCGCCTGCTCCTTCAGCGCGCCCATACGCTCCTGCACTTCTGCGGCGGCCCGGGTAGCCCGCCCGTAGGTGGCCACCACCTGCCCAACCTTGGCCTGCGCCGCATTCACGCCGCGCATTACCCGCTGCAGCTTGGCGCCGATTGCCGGCCCCACGAACGGAATACTCTCCAGCTCGGACGCGGCACCGGTAATTTCACTGATCGCACCATTGACCGGGCCGAGCATGCCGTCCGCACTGCGGCGTCCGGATTCGCCGGCTTCGACCAGATACTTGAGGCCGGCCTGCAATTGCTCCATGTAAGCCATGGGGTCTCCTTACAAATGGGGTTCATCGAACAACTGGTTCGACGCATTCTGCTTCGCGGCGTCGGCCATCATCCGCTGCATGTATGGCATCAGGTCCTGGGCAAGACGTTGCGGATCTTTGACGTCGCCTTGCACCGTGACGGGCATGCTCAGGGAGTACTGGAACTGCTGATCCACTTTGGTGGGTGCCGGTTTCACTTGCTCTTTGGGCTGGATAACCATCGCCGCCGGCTTGACCGGCGCCGGAGTCGCCAGTGCGCGGGCGACATCACCCAAGGCCGGGGTGGGTGGCACCGCCGGAGCCGCTATCAGCAGCGCGCCGGGCTCTTTCGGCCCATGAAAGGAACGCTCCATGGCGGCCAAACTGGGCACCACCGGACCTGGTCGAGCCGCCATCAGCAGCGGTGTTGCAGGTGCTGTTGGCTTTTCTTCCTCACCGCCAAACCACGACTTGCCCACGGCTCCGCCGAGTGCGGTACCGCTCATGCTGCCCAGGTACGCACCGACCAAACCACCAATCGCCGTACCGATGATGGGTACCACCGAACCGATGGCCGCCCCGGCAGCAGCGCCGGCCATGGTGCCCGCCAGCGAACCCGCCGCCGCCCCATAGCCCTCGGCTTTTTCATCTTTCGTCTTGGCATTCATGTAGGTGTCGACGGCCATGCTTCCGGCCTCCAACAGCGAGCCGCCCGGGATCACTTTGCCCACCTTGCCGATCTTCCCCACCGTTCCCGCTACTGCCGCCACCTTCGCCATCACTCCACCGGTAGGCGGAACGGGTACCGGAGGTCGCGATAACGGGACCGGCGCGGCAGGCACAGGTACCGGCGGTCGCAGCAACGACACCGGCGCGGCAGGCACAGGTACCGGAGGTCGCGGCAATGACACCGGCGCGGCAGGCACGGGCACCGGAGGTCGCGACAATGACACCGGCGCGGGAGGCACGGGTACCGGAGGTCGCGATAACGACACTGGTGCTGGCGTCCTGGGCACGGACATCGGCGGTCGCGGTACCGGTGTTGCCGGTCGAGGTGCAGGAACCGGCGAACGGGTCAGACCTCTCGGCCGTGGCGGCGTGGCAGTCCGACGACGCCGTGAAGATTTACTCGGAGCCTTTCGACCCCGGCGCTGATTCTCAAACGGCCCCGCGCCACCGCCCATGGCCGCCGCGTTCACCACAAATACCTTCCTGACGCTGCCGTCTTCCAGACCGGCTTGCACCTCACCGTCGACGGTGGCTTCTTTGGCCAACGACACCACCTTGAGGCCAGTCGCCACCAGATCGAAACCACCGGCTTTCTTGCCCCCCTCGCCGTCAGCGGTGTCGCTGGCTTCGGGCGAACCCTTGAAGGCCGCGACCGTCTTCAACCCCGCCTCAACTAAGGCTAAGGCTTTACCCGACTTGCCCTTGGGTTCTGCCCCTGTGCCGACAGCGTCCCCCAACGAGTTGGTGACAAAGACCTTCTGCACCTCGCCGGACTTGCCTTTACCCAGTGTCCCGCGCGCCAAATTCAGCAATCCCTTGCCGATCTTGAACGAGCTAACCGCCGTCTGCAGCGCGAGCAAACCACCGCCGACCGCTGCAATACCGGTAACCACACCAGGCGAACTGTCCGACAACGCGGTGATGCCCTTGGTAACTTTGGTCAGCGCTTCCGCTACGGTATCCGTCACCGGCCGCAAGGCGTCGCCAACGCTGCGCATAGCGTCGTCCATCGACTGCGCCATTTCCGCCCACTTCTGTGACGACGATTCACGCCGCTCGGCAAGGTTTTTATCGAGGATGCCCGAGGCGTCACGCGAATCGTTTTTCAGCTGGCTGTACAGCGCCTTGTTCTGCAGGTAGGCCGACAGCGCGGCTTTGACCTGCATGTCGGCGAACAGGTCGCCGGTGCGCAAGGCCTCCTCCAGCGACGCCATCATGGCCTTGGCTTTTTCGGGATCCGCCTCCTGGCTGATCTTCGACGTGGCTTCGGCCATCAGCGCCGCCCGTTTCGGGTCGGTGGCTTGAATGTATTTCTGCGCCAACGCCATGCTCGATTCCAGCGTCGACATGCCGTTCTGCAATCCGGTCTGCATCGAGCCCTTGTAGTCGATGCCGGCCTTTTTGTAGGCCTCTACGGTGTCGGTAGAACCGATCTTGCCCATCCAGTTTTTGAGATTGTTCGCCGCCTCGTCGGCACCGCCGGCGGTTTTCATCTGCACTTGCA